TTTTCTTTCTTTCTTTATTAACCATACCAATAAGTTTATCTACGATATTATCGATGATACCCTCAACAAATTGGTGCTTGTTTACTATTTTAGACATTATATATCTCCTGAAATGTAGTTATTCGTAACTATAAATAAATATTAGGAAATGAAGTTTTATCTTCTTTTCTTGGCGGTTTTCATTGCCTCTTGTTCAGCCTTCTTGGCTTCAGATAAAGAATTTAAATAAAATCTTCTTAAATATACTGGTAGTTTATAGACTTCTGATTGAGTCCATCCACCCTGACCATAATAACACAATGAAAATATTTCATCGTGTACAACTTTCTTATACTCGGGCTTCAGGCCAAAAAAATGTAACCCCGATTGGTATTGTGACCATGTGGGGCTCTCCTATTTCTGAAGTTATTTCTACCTCAAAATTTATATCGGGAGAAAGTTCTTTGATGTGTGCTCTAAACTCTCGTGAATCTATTGATAAAAATTTATTATCAACAAAATCATCAATAACTTTTTTATCATCAACACCATCTATTGAAATAATTTGTTTCTTTAATCTTGTAGTAAGTTCTTTAGAAACCCCAGTTACTTTAGTAATTTTTTCTAATGCTTTTAAAGTATTTCCAACTTCAAGTTCATCCTTGTGGGTAACCAATCTAAATTCTAATACTACCTTTGAATTTGGTAGTGTGTATGAGAATAAATTCTTACCTGCAGAATATTTCTTTTCATCAAGTTTTAGAGTTTTTAGTGATGTTAAATCAATAGAATGTTCTACCTGATTTCCCGTATCGGGGTCCTTGAGTGTAATAGGATAGTCTTTACCATATCCAAGTACTCGTGTACCAACCATTAATGCATTCTTATCACCAATTAACATATCGTTTAATTTAACTTTTGGGTCTGCTATGACACTTTCTAAAAGTTTATCAATTACAGTCCCTCTCTCGATTAAATTTGATGATGTTAGAATATCTTCTTCTTTTGCAGTCATATACTTGACTTCTATTTTTCCACTACTTAACGGACTATCTTTTGAATATAGTAACCCCTTTGAAGGTAACGATAGTTCTTCAGTAGGGAAATCGTACTGATTATCAGCCATTATTATTTCTCCTATGAAATGTGTTTAAAACCATTATACTTATAACTATTATGTAACTTTCGAAAAAACGAATTTATTTTTTGAATACTTTTTCAGCTCCTGCGATTCCAAATGAACCTAAAGTAGTGAATAGAAAAGAATTGTAAACAACATCGTTAATTACTAAATCTTTACCCATTATACCTGTTACAACATCTGCACCTGCAAACATTACCATTATAGCAAAAGCACCGAACCCTATGATTGATTTTTCATTGAACTCATTATCATCTTTAAAGATATCTTTAAACGCCATTATGTTTTCCTTATAGTTATTAGAACGAGAGTACTGCGTAATCGTAACGTAGTGTTAACGATATATCAGCAACATCTGTTCCATTAGCAAAATCTAAATCATTGAAGTTTGCTGTTTGAATGAAAGCACCATGTAGTACCCATTCTTCAACCTTATCACCGACTGGTCCTAAAAGATTGAAACGAACTTCTTTTTTATAAAAGTCTGCATATCCATCACGACCTGTTACTGATTCGTGATGTAATCTTACCCATTCCATTACTGCTTGTGCTCCACTTGGAACGATTGGGTCATATAGAGTAATTTCTAATGGCTCCCAAGTACCTTTACCTTTAACATATCTTTTTACATTGATATGATTAAGTTCGATTTCTTCAAAAGTAATCTGTGGTCTATTAGCTGTCTTTACGAAATAAGATGGTATCCCATCAATATACATAATGAACCTATTCTTTGTTTTCGGTTCAAATGCTTTAAAAAAGATTTCATCTGTTGTTAATATGTCGGCCATTGCCTATCTCCATTTAAATTAGTGCTGTTTTTTTCTTCGATAATAAATATCAGGTTATTAAAAAATGTGTAATTTCTTATATCATTCTTTGAAGTTTTATTGAAGTTTTTTGAAAATAATCCTTGACTTGTATAGTATTTATGTCGTATATTTAGGTATAAGAAATGGGAGATAAATAATGAAGTGTGATAAATGTAAAAAAATCAAAGCTGTTATTAAGTATAATGGTGGGAACTATTGTACTTGGTATTGTGTGAAGAGTAAATGTCTTACTCCACCAAATATCGGTGGTGAAGCATTATATCTGAAATTGGGTAGAGATAAAGAGAACCATGATTTTGATATGGCTATGAATGGTATAGAAATTTATTAAAAAAAAATAAAAAAACACTTGACTTATATGGCGAAATGGCCTTATATTAGAGTATCAAATAAAGGAATTAAAATATGATTAAGATAAAACAACAAATTAGGGGATTAAATTCACTTTCAGAACTGAATGAATTATCTTCCTATATTAATGAGTGTAAGACTATGATAGGTAAAACTTCATTGTCTGTAGGTTCTAAGGTTTGGGTTGTTCAAAAGACAAAGAAAACTGAAGGCGTTGTCACTAAAATGAATACCAAGAAAGCTTTGGTTGATATGAATGGTAGGATTTATAGTGTACCATTTTCAATGTTAGAACTAATGTAATTATATTAGATTCGTGGGTTGCCGATATACTACGATAATTTGGAATCGGTATGGGTTATGTAGTGTTTCACGATATTAGAAACAACCCTTGTGAGTTAGGTGGTTAAACTCTCAAAATTTATTCATTGGACCTCCTAAAAAGAAAAACCCACAGTCATTTAAGATTGTGGGTTTTTCGTATAAGCGATTTTATAAGTTAAACTTACTCAGGAAATGCTGCACCTGTTGGTTGAATTACAAAGTCAAGTACAATGAACTCAGCAGTTCGTGTAGGTTGGATAAATATCTGTCCTACTAACTGGTTTCTATCAACAACATCTGGTGTGTTGTTAGAATCATCCATTACTACTTTAAATGCACTTAAACCACTATTTGATTGAACACTCGCTAAGAAAGGATTAACGATTCCTAAGAATCTATTTCTTGTTGCGGATGTGTTTTGTTCAAATACTAAGTATCTTGATGAAGAAGCAATGAACTTACGAAGTCTGATTAACAATCTTCGTACATTGATTCTATCAAGTGCACTTGGTTTACCTTGTAGTGTTTTCTGTCCGAAAACTACAACACCTTGACCTGGGAATGAAGCGATTGGATTCAAACGACCTTCATACAAATCATCTCGTTCTGTATGTGTTAGTCGTGTTTTTGCTTCCAATACTGAACTCAATCCACCTCTGTTTAAACCAGCAGGAGCGAACCATTCGTGTGCTACTGAGTCATTAAATGAAATGACACCTGGTAGGACAACTGATGGCGGAACCCACATTGGTTTATTCTTTACTGAATCAAGTATCTTGACCCAAGGATAATATACACCAGCATAATTCGAATCGATAGTTTTGATATCGTTTATCGCATTTGCTACACTTCTACCCCATCTTGAACCATCCATTACATAAAAAGCATCAGCGCGAGCTTCAATTTTCGATATAGCATGGTTTGAAACGGAATTGTGATATTCGTGTATAATACCAGGTGTTACCATTAAGTTAATATCAAACTCATCTGGGTTTGATACCGCATTAATTGCTCGTTTGTACGCGATTGAACCACTAGCAGTAGTACCACTACAATCTAAACCTTGTTGGTTTGTTGCAGAAATATCATTACCAGTTGCTTTCAATACAGTCGGGTCATCTCCATCGAATCCATGCTGAAAAGGAATTGTAAATTTTCTCTGAGCTTTCGCTGATAGAGCTAATGTAATTGCCTCTGCTGCTGTAGATTCTTGAGTATCTCCAATTGTTGTTGCATCCGCATGTCCTAACATATTCTCTAAACTGAACACTGCATTATTACCAGTACCAGCACTTGCAGGTATTGGTGAAAGGAATGCTTTATTATCAGTATTTGAGAAATCCCAACCATAGTAAACATTTTGGTCAAATACACCGAGTGTGTTAGTTTGTTGTGAAACAAAACTTGCACTTGGGATTTGTGTAGTACCGAGAACTGGGTTAGAAGCTGCTGCAAATCCATGTGGTAATAAATCTGATGCTATTCCCTCAAGATTTGAAGAGTAATCACTTAGATATACATGAACTGATTGATTTGGCCAATCACCATTATAGGTAAGTTTGCCTTCTGTATCAATTGTTACATATCTATCACCAATTGCTCTTGGTACAAAGTTTACTGAATCAGGGTCAAAGCTAAGATTAGTGAACTCTTCTAAAACTTCACCATCATTGTTTTCGCCTGGATTGTTTCTTAATACACGGAGTGCAAAAGAACCATAATCAGAACCTGGTACATTAGCTGCTGTTGTCAAATCTGCTACTGCAATTTTGAAATCATCATTTACATTCGTACCATGCGAACGAGTATTAACTTTAAATAAATTTTTTCTAGCTCCACCACTTAATTGTGATACAATATAAGGTGTTGTTGCTACTTTGTAATCGTGAGTAAAATCATCACCATTTGCTTCTGAAGCTGAGACTAAACTCATACTTACATTAGCATCAAATCCATTACTTGAATGGAATTTTTTGAATGATTTATACACATATACATTTGTATTCGTTGTTTGTGGGTCTGTACCGAATACTTTTTCGATATAATTATCAGAACCCGTTTGGAAACTAATTGTTTTTGCAGCTGCACTACCTAATGTGATAGCACCCCCTACAAAATCAGCTCCCGCTGCTAAAGATGCACTCGTTGCACCACCTAAATCCAACGTATTACTTAGTCTTGATGGTTTTAAAACTGCTGCAGTATATGTTCCGAGTGAACTTGATAAGTTAACTCTAATTGCAGAATGTTTATATCCACCGATTCCTAATACACGAACTATGGTGACGGTCGGAGCATTCTTTATATATTCTTGGACGGTATATGGTACATAAAATCGAGTATCTAAACCACCAAAGATATTTTCAAATTCCGAAAAACTTGTTACTTGTGTTGGTACAAACGCCGGACCTTTAACTGTCGGTCCAATGATTGCAGCTCCAATATCAGCAATACCTTGTGGTAGGAAAGATAAATCTTTTTCTCTTGTAAATACACCTGGTGAGACTATTCTCTCGGCCATTGTTATTCTCCTATTTATTGATTATTTGTCATAGATAAAACTATACACTATATAAGTATAAAGCTAAATCACCAAACGATATCAGCTTAGAGAAATTTCTTAACTATTCGGTGTAAATTCACCAGTACCGATATCTAAATTACCAGCACCATACTTGTCGTTAAGTTCTTTTACTAACTCTTGTTCATTTTGTTGATTTTCAGCATATCTGGTTTCTAATTCTATTTCAGTTTGTTCTAAACCATCCAGTTGTTGCTGTAATAATATTTTACGAACTTTAATAACACCAAAATCACTTTGTATGGTATTGTATGAAGTGCGTAAAGTTTCAAGGGATTTTAACTCATCCTCTGAAAATACTATTTTTGTTTTATCCGCTTTTGTTTGCTTTTCAGCCATATCATAACTCCTTTATTAATATGTTTAATTCAGTTGTATATAAATATAAATGTATAACTCTAAATACTACTTTTTTTGCTTTAATCTTCTCACTGCACTTGCAAGACGGGTCATTTTTCTATTAGAGCTATTTTTTTCTTCTAAAAGATTTTCAAGGTGGTCGACCTTTTGATTTAATTCCTTGATTCCCTCAACTAATAATGGAATTATCTTATGATACTGAACACCCTTGTAACCAGTATCTCGGTCGGAAACTGCAGATGGTAAAATGGCTTCAATTTCTTGAGCAATAACTCCAACATCTTTTCCTGAATAAATGTCTTGTTTTTTATTCCAATCAAAATCATAACCACCAATTTTCTGTAACTTTTCTAATGGATTTCCTATGTAGGTTATGTTATCTTTTAACCTCTCATCAGATGAATTGAAAGCAATGATATCACCACTGGCTCGTATGGTTGAACCACTTATATCAGATTCAGTCCATATAACTCCAGATGCAGTTACTTCATTTAAATGGGCACTTGAACCCGATACTACTACTTTTTTCCAGTTTGGCATTTAATTCATCTCCTTATGGTTGGTTACCTTTCGGCCCACTTCCTATTGTCGCCAAACAATAGGCCAATAAAGTTATTCTTTAATAAAAAGTTCACCATCTTGTTCTTTAATTTCTTGTTGAACCTTTTCTATATTCTCTTTTACTACATCCTTAGTGCTTTTAATTGTCTTAACTACAGCACCCTTTCGGTTTAACAATTGATATTGAGATTTTAATTTATTAATCACATCCATTGCAATACCAATATGTTTACCTGGAATCATTCCATTTTTAATCAATTCAAATAAAAATTCAATTTCATCCTTTTTAAACTTTGCTACTTCATTAACAATAGTTTTTACTTCTTTCGCTCTTATCGCCATATAACCTCTTTTATTTATTATTTATTAACTATAAATCCAAATCTCACCATCATTAGTGTTGACATGCATCATTCCAATTCTATCTCCTGCTGCTGTTCCAAAATCTGATGGAGTAGCACCTGGTGATGTTGCAGAACCACTAACCGAAACAACATATTGTCTTGGTGTGATTGCTGTAGCATCGTGAGCAGTGTCATCTTCTTTGCTTAATCCCCATCTCTTAACACTATCATCGTATCCGATTGCTGTACCAATACCATTTGCACCAGTTCCGATTATTAAACCACCATCTCCACTCGTTGAACCACTTGAAGCGTAGATAAATCTATCTGCAACTCTCAAGTTTGTACTATCGATTGTAGTCAATGAACCATTTACATCCAAGTTACCACTAATAGTAACTGCACCAGTTACATCTACACCCGTCGCAGTTACACTAAGAATCTCTGAATTATTAATCTTAGTATTAACCTCATTAGTAGTTGAGAAATCAACATACTCTTGTGATGCTGCTGAACCAACTTTTAAAGCCGTATTGTATATCGAAGTAATCGTTGTTTGAGCTGCTGTTACAGCAACATCATTAGCATTTGCAGTTATACCATTACCACCAATTACATTCAACACTCCACTCGTGGCAGTTGTTCCTGCTCCCGCTAATCCTGTGGCTACACCATCGGATAGATGAGCATCGTCTACCGCACCTGCGGCTAACTCATCACTATCTACTGCATCATCTGCCAAATGTTCATTATCAATACTACCTGCTGCATAATGGGCTGAATCAATAGTGTCGTTAGCAATATAAGTTCCTGTTAAAGCTGTTCCATTCCAAACTCCTGTTGCTATTGTTCCAAGTGTTGTAATTGCGGTTGAACTTCCAATATCAAGTGCGACTGGGTCGGTTGTTCCATCACCTATTAAGATTTCTCCATCACCAAGAACGGCAGTTGCTGTAATTGCACCAGTTCCACTACCTAATAGAACTCCACCATCTGTGAATGTGGAAGCTCCTGTACCACCATGAGCAACTGCAACATCGGTTGCTTCCCAAGTACCAGTTGCTATTGTTCCAAGTGTTGTAATTGCGGTTGAACTTCCAATATCAAGTGCGACTGGGTCTCCACTTCCATCACCTATTAAGATTTCTCCATCACCAAGAACGGCAGTTGCTGTAATTGCACCAGTTCCACTACCTAATAATATACCACCATCAGTTAATGTACTTGCACCTGTTCCACCATCTGCTACTGGAACATCAGTTCCACCAGCACGATAAATAATGTTACCCTCTACATTTAAATCTCCAGCACTTGCTCGTGTTACTGTCGTATCACTTGCAGCACCAATATTTACTCCTGTAAATTGGGGGG